AGCATTATGCTATTGCTACTCTTAGACGCAAAGGTTATAAAATTGCAATCATCTCAGACCAAGGTGGTATTGAAAAAGGCATCTACACTCAAGAAGATGTTGAAACAGTACACACTCATATGTTTGAACTGTTAGGTGCCGCAGGCTGTTTCAGTATTGACGCATTGTATTATTCTGCTTCTAGTCGCAAAGACGATCCGTTTGCAAAACCCAACACTGGTATGTTCAAACGATGTGAGAAAGAAGTACCAGATATGAAATTCAAAGGCGGTTATTACGTTGGCGATAAAATGAAAGACCTTAAGGCTGCAATAAACATTGGAGCTAGACCTGTGTTGGTTAGAACTGGTTACGGTGAAGAAACAGAAAAAGAACTAAACAAGTTTACATATAGAAAGATTAAACCAAAAGTTTTAATTTTTGATAATCTTGAACAATTCGTAGAAAGTTTACCATGAAAAAAATTATTGTAAATGGAACTTTTGATATATTACACATCGGACACATTAAACTATTAGAATTTGCAAAGGGCTTCCCTGATGCTTATGTTTATGTTTTAATTGACAGCGATCAAAGAGTTCGACGGCTCAAAGGTCCAAGTCGGCCAATCAATAATGAATACGATAGAGCTAGTATGTTGTTTGCTTTGAAGTCAGTGGACCGTGTTAGGATATTTGACACCGACAACGAACTGGCAGAACTTATTAAAAACTATAGCCCGGATATTATGGTCAAAGGCAGTGACTATAAAGACAAACCAATCATTGGATCAGAATACTGTAAAGATATAATGTTTTATGACAGAACAGAACACTCAACAACAAAAACAATTCAAGATATTATTGATAGGCGATAATTGCAAAGACATCTATCAGTACGGTACAATTGATCGATTAAGTCCTGAAGCTCCAGTACCTGTGTTCGTTCCTACTTATGTAGAAGAACGTGATGGTATGGCAGGCAATGTGTTTAACAATCTAGAGTCGCTAGGCTGCGAAGTAAACTATCTGTTCGGTGAAACCAGCACCAAGACTAGACTAATCGATGCTCGTAGCAAACAACAGATTGTACGCATTGACAATGACATCGTATCTGACCCGTTGACGTTTGAAACAGCTATTCCTAAGGTCTACGATGCTATTGTTATCAGTGATTACAATAAAGGCACAATAACTTACGATGTTATAGAAGAAGCTATCGCTACTAGAATTCCTGTGTTCATCGATACCAAGAAGACTGACCTAGAGCGTATGCAAGGAGCGTGGGTTAAGATCAATGAATTAGAACACAGCAAAATTAAAAGTGAATGTAGTGGGTTAATTGTCACACGCGGCAGCAAAGGTGCAGAAGCTGTGCATCACGAGTATACCTCTAAAGCACCAAAGGTTGAAGTTGTTGATGTTACGGGAGCAGGAGATACATTCCTTGCTGCACTAGTCTATAACTTTCTACATACCAAAGACATCAAACAAGCAATGGACTTTGCTAATCAGGCTGCTGCCGTTACAGTTCAGCACGTTGGCTGCTATGCTCCTACTATGGAAGAAATATTATGATTATATTAACTGGTGCAGGCGGATTTATCGGTAGTGTGGTATTAGGTTACCTAAACAAACAAGGAAGGGATGATATTGTATTGTTTGACGATTTGCCAACAGCTGATCAATATAAAAATTTAACAAATAAAAAATACATATCTCTACACTCTACAGATGAAATGCCCAGTGACTCAGATACGATTGAAGCAGTCATACACATAGGTGCAGACTCTAGTACACTACAGCGTGATTGGAAAAGTCTTTATAATACCAACGTGTTGAGCACACGCCGTTGGAATCATTTTTGTTCTGAAAACAATATCCCGTTTATCTTTACAAGTTCAGCAGCAGTCTACGGTAACGGTAACGGCCCACTAAATCATTATGCATTTAGCAAGCAGGTAAGCGAAAATGAAATCAACGGAGTTGTTCTAAGATTGTTTAATGTCTATGGACCAAACGAATATCATAAGGGCCGTATGGCCAGTACAATATACCATTGGTACAATCAACTTCAAAAAGAAGAAGTTATAAAGATATTTGAAAACAGCAAACAATTTAAAAGAGACTTTATCTGGGTAGAAGATGTTGCCAGTACAATCTATCACTTTATACAGAATTATCAACCGGGTGTCTATGACCTAGGCACAGGCGAAAGTGTTGACTTTGAAAGTATCGCAAACATAGTTATTCACGAATCTTCTAAAGGTAGTAAAGTTTATATTCCTATGCCCGACGATCTAAAAGCACAGTATCAAACAGATACAAAGGCCGATACTCGAGCATTGGAACAAGCAGGTGTAAAGACAGATTTGTTTTTAGAACCTTGGGAAGGAATTAAAAAGTATTTTACATTCCTTACTTCAAATCAAATTTACTAAAACTTTCTTTGAGAGCAGCGATTAAGTCTTCAATCATTCCGTCATCGTGAAACGGTGTAGGTGCAAACCGTAGTCGTTCTGTGCCTACATCGACAGTTGGATAATTAATAGGCTGCACATAGATATTATGTTCGTTGAGTAGGTCATCGCTAATGGCCTTACACTTCTTAGCTTCCCCTATCAGTACCGGCACTATGTGAGTAGTAGAACATTCCATAACTGGAATACCGTTATTGTTCAATCTATGTTTTAGTTTGCGAGCACGTTCTTGATGTTTCTCACGAATCTCGTTGTGCTCTTTTAGGTATTTGACAGCAGCAAGAGCACCTGCACAGGTAACAGGACTTAGACTTGTAGTAAAGATAAATCCAGCTGCCACTGAACGAATAGCATCAATTACATCAGCATCGGCAGCTATATAGCCACCTTGGACACCATACGCCTTGCCTAGAGTTCCATTGATTATATCAATTCGGTGTTCAAGGCCTAGCTCTTCAACTTTGCCGCCACCGTGCGTTCCGTATAGCCCTACCGCGTGTACTTCATCAATATAAGTGATTGCTTCATACTTGTCTGCTAGATCACAGATTCCTTTTATCTCCCCTACATCTCCGTCCATTGAGTAAACACTTTCAAACACAATACACGGAGTCTGACCAGCTAACTTTACTGAACACAGTATATCTTCTAAATGTTGTAGATCGTTGTGTTTGAACACAGTCTTAGAAGCACGACTATGACTCATACCTATGATTAAACTGTTATGATTATTTTCGTCGCTGACAAAATGTATATTAGGAATGATCTTACTTAGAGCAATCAATGTCCATTCGTTGGCAACATACGCAGAGCTAAACAAAAGAGCACTGGCTTTATTATGTAATTTTGCTAGTTCGTGTTCTAGAGCAACGTGATAGTGGCTAGTGCCGCCAATATTACGAGTACCTCCCGAACCAGCACCAGTCATATCTAGAGCTGTGTGCATAGCATCTAAAACAACTTTAGATTGACCCATACCTAAATAATCATTAGAACACCAATTAACTATATTTTTAATGGCATACGGTCCGTACCAAATAGCCTGTGGAAACTTGCCGTTTTCACGAAGAATGTCGTTAAACACACGATATTTTCCGTTAGATTTTAGATCTTTTATTAAATGTTTGAAGGGTTCTTTGTTTATCATAGTAACTGTATTTACGCTAAATATTAGATCGGAGATTATCAAATGGATATTGTACAGTTAGACGTTCCTCTTTTTATTAGATTATTAGAATTAGCTCGCGAAGATGTCAAACAGGATGCTGATCTACACGATGTAGCAGAAATTGTAACTAAATTATCGCAAGAGGGCCCTGTAACAATGGACGCATATGACAGCATTGTTTCATTTATGCAGAAACAGGGCAAACCAGCTAAAGAAGAAACTGGGTATGCTGATAACGATATTAAAAGATTTAGGCAGATTGTTGATATGGCCAATCAGCAGACTATTAGCACAGAGCCACAAGAACAATATGCTGGCATTGATGCAGTTACTAAGGATGCAGGTGCCGACCAATGGCAGGGTACGAAAGAGCCAGAAGATATTAGAGGTAACTCATTTAGAATTTACCCAAGCAAGGATAGACCATAATGTCAGCTAACGGAATCTCAACTCTAGCCAATAAGAAATTAAGACAAGAAGCTAAATTAGCATTAGCTGGACAGGATCGAGCAGATCGTAATGCAGTTGAACCGGGACGTTATTCTGATACAACAGCAGACATTACTCAATTGCCTACAAAATATAAAGCAGATAATACTATTGAAGATAATGCCAACGTAGGCGGGCTCATTGCTGGCAGACCTTGGGCGTAACATATGCCGATCTTAAATCCTAATAGCACTAACTACGAACATCCTTGGGAACCTAACCTTGCTGATCTTCACTTGGTTATGGAGTACAATCAGTTAGGACAGCCTACACTAAGAACCACTAACAAAGTAGGACAGACAGATGCGTTCGGCCGCATACGTATGAGCGAGCCATTTACTCTAGGAGACTACAAACACTTATACGGACTAGATCCTAACTTCATTGACTACACAGTGAACGGTGGAACTGTAGAATTTCAATCAAACAAAGCCTGTGCTAGACTAACAACTACCAGCAACTCTGCTAGTCGTGTTGTTCATCAGACTAAGTTCTATCATCACTATATGCCAGGCAAAAGTCAGCAGATACTTTCAAGTTTTAACTTCTATGCGGCTACTACTAATGTTACAAAACGCACAGGTTACTTTGATGACAACAATGGTATATACTTTGAACAAGCAGGAGACGGTACACTAAGTTGGGTAATAAGAACATACACATCTGGCGCACCTGTAGAAAATCGTAAGACACAATCAGAGTGGAATATTGATAAATGTGACGGAACAGGCGGAAGTACATTTGATATAGATATTACTAAGACACAACTATCATTTATAGAATTCCAATGGCTAGGTGTAGGATCAGTTACTGTAGGATTTGTACACGAAGGTGCCTTTATTCCCTGTCATCAATTTCATCATTCAAATAGTTTAACCACAGTTTATATGAGTACACCAAACTTGCCTGTACGCTGTGAGATTGTAAACACAGGCACTACCACAGGTGCGTACTTTGATCAGATTTGCTCTACTGTGGCATCAGAAGGCGGCTATGTAGAAGCAGGTACCGATTGGGCTGTGAGTAGTCCTAGCCTAAGAGCATTAGCTTCAGGGGCTACATTGCCAGTCTTAGCCATTAGACTAAAGACAACCTTTAAAACCTATGCTAACCGTATGATAGTTCGCGCAGGTAATATAAATGTATTCAGCGACGGCGAGAATATTAAATGGCGTTTAATTAAATTACCAGCTCAATCACAGTTAACAGGTTCAACTTGGGTCGATGTTGATGATGACAGTGGTGTACAATACAACGCTACCTGTACAGCATTTACAGACGGCGATGAACTTGATAACGGATTTGTTGGAGCCAGCACACAAGGAAGTCAAAAGGCTGGCGGAGCACCGGCAGCAAACATCCCTAGTTCAGCCAAAAAGAATTATATTATACAAAACTATGATAGTTCCGACAGCGAGATATATGTAGTAGTGGCAACTAATCTCGGAGCACAAAGTACAAATGTTGGAGTTGGCTTTCAATGGCGAGAGATTTATTAAGGAAGTACTATGAGCGAATACCAAAGACTTACGTGTAATCATTGTAAACATCCCGCACATTGCGGACATAGCTGTTTAGAAGAAACCTGCGATCACTGTTCAGAATGTGCCTGCGATCGTTGTCAAGCAGAAGATGAACACAAACGTGGTTATAACTGATAACAAGTTTGATCCAAACGGTTATTGGGATCAACCTATTGCTAAGATATTGTTTTTACCCACAGCAGAAGATGTAGCATTGTTTGATCAAAACGGCTACGATCTTACTGTACTAGAACAACATTTTGCCTACGGTAATTACGCTAAACCAAAGAAGCACAGAGAACATATACGTGCTTTGAAACAAGATTGGTTTGTACAAGAGCCTACTATTGTGGGCCCTGTACTTAATCATAGTTTGTTGTTTGAACGTAAAGGCTATACAGGAGAGGCCCTTGAAGAGCTACAAAATTGGGCCAAATCATTGCCATTAATTTATAAAATTATATCTCTTCGCCCTAAGTGGGGATTAGATTTTAGTATGGACTGGGTTGATACTAAAGGTAATGTTTTTGAAATATTACACTGGGAATGGGATAGTTTTAACTACGAAGAAATAGAAAGCATTCGCAAAACCGTAGAACCTATATTGTTGTCCATTGACTGGCTTGATGCAGGAAAACAAATATTAAATCTCAAGGAACAATGGCATCATTTAGATTTTTTTGCTCAAAGCCGTTGGAAATGCGATTATTTTGGTATTCCTGAAGAAAGATTTAAGATGGTATCCTGGAAATAAATACACAGTTAATTTTAGGATAACCGTAATGAATAAATTTTTAATTATATTAGCACTTTTTACTTCTCAGGCATTTGCTTGGGAACAACGTGCTCCACTACCAGTTGATGCCTGCAAAGTACACAGCCCCTATGGATGGGCACAGACTGTACGTCAGATACAGCCTATTTGCAGAGAAGCATATCTAGTAGGCTATGATGCTCCTGTTAAGATTCCTGCTTATGTAAGCTACACATTATTGCCACAAAATGCTCTAGGTTGTTTTCCTAGAACAGATGCTTTTGTTGCGGACAAATCAGTCCCAAACGGAGCGACCCCGTCGGACTATGCTGGGACTGGCTACGACAAGGGCCATGCAGCACCGGACGGGGATATGAGCTGGAGTCAACAAGTAGAGTACGAAAGTTTTTTGATGACGAATATGTATCCCCAACACGGGAGCCTAAATCGTGGGATTTGGAAGTTACTGGAAACTTCCGTGCGTGGGTGGGCCTTTCAACAGAACCGCCCGTTTACCGTATACGTTGGGGCTATATATGGCGCTGGTGACAAATACATCGGTAACGGAGTTATAGTTCCACACGCTTACTATAAGATCGTTGTTGATCAACAAACAGGCGCTGTGGCAGGTTGGAGATTTCCACACGGTGCTCCCTACGGCAACCTAGGCAACGACCTAACTAAATTTAGAACTGCTATACGCGATATTCAAGCAGAAGCAAATGTTGTATTTGGTTTTCCAGGTACTGCCAAAGAGCTGGCACCAGGGCAAGAATGGCCCGTAGATTTTGGTGCTTTGACTAATGCAAAACGAGCTAAATGCAAATAAATATATTATGCGACCAGAATCTTACCAAATATTTGCCCAACTTTTAGAAGGACACTTAGACGAAGCTAGTACTTCTATGAATCTTATTGCCGGACAGCCTGGCGGTAAAGAAGTAGTTCAGGCTCTACACAAAGACCTAAAACTTGCACACGATATTGGATATCGTCCAGTAGATAAAATATCTTGGAGCGATTTAAAAAATGCCTATGAAGGTGCCTGGGTTATTATACAAGGAGCCAAGGGTACCGGAGCTATTAAATCCGGACGTAACGGTACCTATGATGCAGTTGCCAGTAGCGGTGGCCCGATTGACACTACATCAGACGGTCGTGGCGGAAATATTCTAGATTTCTTAAAATCAAAAATTGGTAAGCTACAAAAGTTTTATGTGGGCAAGAACACTAGAGCAGTCACTGATAAACAGCGCAAACGTGCAGATGCACAACAAGGCGCCGGCGGCACACAAGAAGTTACACAAGAAACTCTAGTTAAAAAATTTCGCCCAATGTGGATTCGTGCTACCACAGCGGCCATAGCAGACGTTAAAGGTCACGTGGCCAATATGATCAAGAACGATGCGTTTGAAAAAGCACAAAAGAAACTTAATCACGTAAGTAAACTGCAAAGCGGATTAGAAGCATTAGAAGCAGGCGAAGATGTTACGCCAGAGTTTGTTACTAATGCTATTAACGTTTCGGTGTTAATGGCCGCAAGTCATTATTATCCAGAACAGACTGGTAGTATAACAAAAAGTTATGGTAGTAGATTTAGTGCCCAACGTTCAGAAGGCACACAACAATTATTAAAAGACATTGCCGGTGGAGATCAAAAGAAGCTTGGAGCAGTTCTTTCATTCTTTAAAAGGGCTTTGATAACAGGATGAAACTAGATCAAATCGTATTAGAAGCCAACATTGCGGCAAAATTAAAAGATCCAAAGACTGTTAAGATGCTTGGAATTGCAATGCGTCACGACAGCACATTACCAAAAGATAAGGTTGCTAAGTTAGGTCCTAAACCAGACGATCAAGCAATTTTACAACTATGGAGTGAACTATTAGATACATCACTTCGTTCAACAGACTACGGCGACCTTTCACAAGACGGTAAGTTTGACGATTGGTTGACACGTCTTTATATGAACGGTGTAGTAGACTATGAGGATATCAACGGTGAAGGTGGGGATGCCCTAGGTGCTTGGAAAGCTCTAAGTATACGCGGTAAGCTCAAAGAGCCGCATCAGGATTTTAATCGTTTTAAAAATCTACGCCAGATTCAAGCAATTGTACAGACTAGAGAATACCGAGACGAATTACGTAAGATTAAAGATGCTGAAGTTATTGAGAAACATAAGCGTGAAAAGAAAGAATCTATATTGATCAACAATGATCGTTTCCTAGTAACATTACCTTACAACTACGGTGCTTGTTATACATTCAATAACTCCGAAGGTTATCAGGCAAGTTTCTGTACAGGATCTAGTTCAGGTCTACGTTGGTTTGAACGCTATGCTCCAGAAGGTCCTATCGTTAGTATTGTTGATAAACAAAATCAAGACGATGTAAACGGTAAGTGGCAGATGCACGCCCCAACAGGACAGATGAACAACGGTAATCAATCGTTGAGTTATAGCCGTGGAGATGAAAAGTTTGCTGAACTATTCCCCGGATTGCTTAAAGAAATTATCGCTGCTATGAAATCTAAAGCAGAAGAAATCAAGCAGAATTCTAAAGATATAACTCCAGACGGTTACGACATTGATAAAGCAATTGCAGACATTAAATCTAGATTGCCATATTCATATGCATCTGAACCAGAGAAGAAAGAAGATGAGCCAGCTGAAGAAGGTCCCGGAATGTTTATAGTTACACTTCTTCAAAATGGACGAACAGCTCGTATTGAAGCAGAAAGCGAAGAAGATGCTATTCGTAGAGTTATTGAAAGACATCCAAGTATTCATAGAGAACAACTTAGAGTCGAAAGAGATCGCGAAGGCAATTAAAAACACCCTACCTTAGGACGTTATCGTTACTTTGGGTGGCCCGGCTGCTGGGCAGGGGATTATGGGAGTCGTGCCCCGGAATGGTCCCCTAAGTGAGCATTTACATTTTGTCCAATGAAAATTGCTTTATTCATACATCAACCTGTTTGCGCAGTTGATTCAGCTAATGGAATTATAAAAGCATTATCCCCCCAACATTCTTTTAAATTATTCTCCAAAGACGAAGTAGAAACCACTTTCTTTGATGATGTGGACTGTGTATGCTTTCCAGGAGGCTTTGGAGATGCAGACAGATTTGATACATTAGTAAAATGGAATTATGATGCTGTAAAACACTTCGTTAGCAATGGCGGAAAGTATTTAGGAATATGTATGGGAGCGTATTGGGCCGGCCCAGACTATTTTGATTTATTAGATAACGTTGAGGTTACACAATATATCAAACGTCCCAATACCTGCACTAGAAGACCCCACCCTAAAGCAATGCCAGTGAAGTGGCTAGACAATTTTGAAAGGATGTATTTCTATGACGGTTGTGCATTTGTTGGGAATAATATGGACGTTGTGGCTAGCTATAGCAATAGTGATCCTATGGCGATTGTGCAAAAGAATATCGGACTAATAGGTTGCCATCCAGAAAGCGAACAGTGGTGGTATGATAAAAAATACCTTGAGCCGCATTGGCATCAAGGTACTCATTATCAGTTACTGTTAGATTTTGTTAACCGTTTACGATAATTTCGTAAATGTCTTTCCAGGATTGAACTCTTGGAATTTCTGCGTGTTCAAAATCCATATTGTGACCGTGTTCCATAAGCAGAGGTTTTAGTCCTACGTTATGACCAGCGACGGCATTGGTGATTTTATCTTCAATCCACCAGCAGCCTGTCCCACGATATTGTTCTAACACTTCGTCTTTGTCTGCACCTGTGTCTAGGATAATAAACTTATCAAATGCAGTTTCACCAAACAACTTACGCATATTCATCTTACGTAGTTTTTGAGCGTTACGATCTTTGCTTAGGCTAGTGATACAATGGAATACATAACCGTGTTCTTCGTGTAAGCGTTTTACATAATGTTGAGCATCACGTAGGGCAGGTAAAAATCCCATATGAGCAGATTCATTAAAAATCTTAATCAGCTTCTTGCCCTGCTCCATATCAATACCGTAGCGTTTACCAATGCTATAAACAAATTGGCTACCTTCTTGACGTTTGAATCCGTGTTCCTGCATCCAAACATCAAATGCCCATTCCCAATCTAGTAGAACGCCATCGGCGTCAGTGAGTATTACTTTGTCTTTCATTGTATGTCCAATCTATTATTTTACTCTAATATTATATACTCAGATAATGATTTTGTCAAGTCCTCTAGAAGAGCCATAAATACTAGGCTTTTAAGGAGAACCAAATGAAGAAGCGCAACTACACACAAGACACAGTCCGCAAGTTACAAGGCTCATTACAAATTGAGCATACTTTAGCCAAACGTGGTGCAACCAAACTACGTGAGTTACTAGCAACAGAACCATACGTTAACACGCTAGGAGCGTACAGCGGCCAACAAGCCGTACAACACGCCAAAGCAGGACTCAAAGCAATTTATCTATCAGGCTGGCAAGTGGCCGCAGCCGCAAATACAGCAGGACAAACATATCCTGATCAAAGTTTATATCCAGTAAATTCAGTGCCCACAATCGTTAAGCAAATCAATAATGCGTTCCGTCGTGCCGATCAAATCGAACACAGTGAAGGCAATTTAACAACAGATTATTTCTTGCCAATTGTAGCTGACGCAGAAGCAGGTTTTGGTGGCGCATTAAACGCATATGAACTTATGATGGCTATGATCGAAGCAGGCGCCGCAGGCGTACACTTTGAAGATCAACTATCTAGCGAAAAGAAATGTGGACACTTAGGCGGTAAGGTTTTAATTCCCACTAGCCAAGCTATTCGTAACCTACAGGCCGCACGTCTTGCTAGCGATGTAGCAGGAGTAGAAACAGTTATTATGGCACGTACCGACGCAGAGTCTGCTACACTTATTACCAGCAATCACGATCCATTGGACAAGGACTTTATTATTGATGAACGCACTGACGAAGGCTTTTACAAATTTAAAAACGGGCTTGATGCTTGTATTAGCAGAGGTCTTGCTTATGCCCCTTACGCTGATCTCCTTTGGTTCGAAACTAGCACACCTGATATCGCACAGGCTAGAAAGTTTGCTGAAGCGATCCGTGCCCAGTATCCTGATCAAATGCTTGCTTATAATTGCAGTCCTAGTTTTAATTGGCAAAAGTTTTTAAGCATTGAAGAATGTGAAACATTCCAACGTGAATTAGGTGCGTTAGGCTATAAGTTTCAGTTCATTACACTAGCAGGATTCCATTCAGTTAACCTTGCTACATTTGAATTAGCAGAAGCCTATAAACAACGTGGTATGGCTGGGTATTCAGAAATGCAACAGCGTGAGTTTGAAGCACAGGCTCGTGGCTTTACAACAGTTAAACATCAACGTGAAGTTGGCGTTGGTTACTTTGATTTGATTAGTGAAGCAGTTGGTGCTACATCAACAGTTGCTAATAAGTCCAGCACAGAGGCAGATCAGTTCCACTAAATATTAGATGGAAATTATTTTAGCAACGTTAGTGATGACGCACATCACAATAGTGTGCGTCACACTATACCTGCATCGTGGACAGGCTCATAGAGGCATAACCTTTAATTTTATATTTGAACATCTAATACGTTTTTGGTTATGGCTTACTACTGGTATGGTCACAAAACAATGGGTGGCGATACATCGTAAGCATCACAGATTTAGTGATGAACAAGGCGACCCGCATAGTCCGCACGTATACGGTATTTGGCGTGTGTTGTTTAAAGGTGCTGTATTATATCATACTGCAAGTAAAGATTCTGAAATGATTCAACAATACGGAGTTGGTACTCCGGATGATTGGATCGAACGTAATTTGTATACCCCACACAGTCGCTGGGGGATTCTCTTAATGTTGGTCATAGACCTTGTTCTTTTTGGACCTGTAGGACTAGTAGTTTGGGGTATACAAATGCTTTGGATTCCTTTCTGGGCAGCAGGAGTTATCAACGGAGTAGGACATTGGTATGGATATAAAAACGGAATTAGCAATGATCGTAGTCGCAATATTAGTCCTTGGGGTATTATCATTGGTGGGGAAGAGCTTCATAACAATCATCACCTTAGCCCAGCAAGTCCTAAACTAAGCCGTCGATGGTTTGAGTTTGACATTGGTTGGATGTGGTTAAGTTTGTTTAGAGTTTTAAGGATAGCTGAATTAAGGAAGTAAGATGATTGTTTACATACACGGTGCTAGTGCAACTTCTGAAAGTTTCACTCACATTAGACAATATGTAAGAGATTATTTTGACGAACCCGATATTATGCTTGAGTACAAAAGCGAAGATGGGTTTGAACATAATCTAAAACAAATGAAGGGCAAATTAGATGATGCTGATAGACTTTTCTTTATCAGTCATAGTCTAGGAGGTATCTACGCTCTGCATCTGGCCAATTATTATAAAGAAACTACACACGGAGGAGTTAGCCTGTCGACACCCTATGGTGGCAGCGAACAAGCAGACTTTGCTAGGTACTTTGTACCATTCAATCAATTAATGAAAGATATTGGAACAATGAGTACACCGATGCGTGAATCGAGGGATTTACCTGCTCCTCCAAATTGGACTCAGATAGTTTCTACTGTTGGGCAAAGTCCTTGGATACAAGGTGATAATGACGGAGTAGTTACATTAAAGAGTATGCGCAGTCGCAAAGACTTTGAACAAATAGAGCTTCCATTAAATCATTACGAAGTTGTGATCAGCGATAAGACTGTTAAAATCATTTTAGAAAAAATATCCAAAGCACTATAAAAGAAAAAGCACTCCGAAGAGTGCTTTTCTTTTTTCTATTATATTTGCTCTATGAGCCTAATATTATTTCTTCACGCCGTTGTTAACAAATGCGTACATTTTTTCGGCGGTTTCTAATACTTTATCTAGGCCTGGGAATTCAGGCATACCTACCTTAGTTACAATTTGACCAGTCTTTTCATCACGTTCTGCTGTTAATTCCCAACCTTGGAACTTAACGTGGAAGTCTTGAGAAACAAGCTCTTTAGCCATTTCTAAGATTTCTGTACGGATTTCATAACCGTTTTTGTTGAATTTAACTTCTGGTGTTTTCATTTCTGGTGTTTTAAAAAATTCATTAGACATAATTTTCTCCTTGTGTGTGTTTGTGTCTATATCCGTTAGGTGGATTAGGCCTTCTTTGGAAACAATACACTAGCGTATGCGTCCGTAGAATATTTAGCAAGATCAATAGCGTTTTGGCTAACGGTCTTAGCAAAAGCTGTTTGTGCATCGATTAAGTCTAGTACAGATTGTTTGATAACCTTGTCAGTTACAACTGTATTGACAAAAACACGCTTGGTGTTTTGATATGCTTCAATAAATGAATCTGGTGTGAACATTTTTTCTCCTCTGTGTTAATGTGTAAAGTATATATCTTTTGTTGATAAAAATCAACTTTTTTCTAAACTTTTTTGCTCATTTGTATAGAGCTTGTGCTTCTTCTACTTTTCCTGATCTTGCCAGTACTGCGGCAGCACGAGCTTTGCCCATTGCTTCAAAAAAAACGTAGATACTGTTTAAGAATGTTTTCATAGGTAAGATTCCTTTTGAGAATTAAATTGTCGGATATAGTTTTCTAACTGTGCGGCATCGGTAATGCCTTTGGTACTTAGATAGCTGTCTAAGCGACTTTGATAGGAACTTTCTGGAAACATTTCTGCTAGGCGTTCCATAAGCCCTAGCATAAAGTTTGATACGGTTTTCATTGTGTGATATCCTCTGTAAGTGTCTGTAAAAACTAATGGTTTCTACTGAGTATTTAGTTGGGATATGCTGCATCTGCACATTTACGGCTTTGACTTTATTGTTTTTTTAATTTACAATATGATTTAATTTGAGTTAAATATATTATAAACGAGTTGATTATGAAATTAAGAACTAGGTCAATCCTGCAAGAATTGAACGAAATAGCAGAAGTCCGTAACAAGGACTCGCTGTTTGAAAGTCGCGCCGTTAACATTATTAATTCAGCTATTAATCTTTTGGAAAGTATTCATAAGAACTATACGCCAGAACAAGCTGATGAGCTAGAGCGCCGCTTAATTAATGCTATCCGTGGACAAGATGCAGCAAAGTTTACACGCGGTATTCGTAAAATAGCAGAATCACGCAAAGTTAATAAACCATTAGATTCAAATGACGAATAAATTATTTGAGGGCGGAAACGTATTCAAAGGCCCAGACAAACAACCTTTAACGCAGCGTATTGCTACGGGAGATGTTCCAGCCACTATTGCTTTTATCGAAAAAGTAACAGGACTAGACTTCACCAAAGAATTAGATCCTCACGATAAAAAACCTGTAAAATGGCTAGGTACAACTGGACGTAAAGAGCATCCAGACGGAACTTTTGAATTAAACAGTTCTGGAGATTTAGATTTATCAGTTGACGCTAACGAAGTAGACAAGAAAGAATTTGCTACAAAACTAGCACAACAATTTGGCAAAGACAGCGTAAAATTAAGTGGCGATTCTGTACACTTAAAGACACCAATTAAAGGTGACGAAGCCAACGGATTTGTACAAGCAGACTTTATGTTCTCTAACAATCCTAAGTTCCAGCAAGGAAGTATGATTGGTGGGCAGGGACAGTATCGAGGAGAGCATCGCCATATTGTTCTAAGTTCTATTGCTCGTGCAAGAGGAATGAAATATAGTCCTAAGTTTGGTCTAGTTGATCCAGAAACAAATGAACCTGTTAAAGGTGGAGATGATTGGAATACTATTGCTAAACAGTTGTTAGGTCAAACCGCAACAGTTAAAGATATTCGTTCCGTTGATGCTATCATTAATTACATTAAAAAATTACCTAACTATGACGAATTAGTCAGTGCTGCTCGTGAAACACTAGGGCGTTCAGGAATTGAACTTCCACAGAAAGAATCATTAGAGCACTACACACCTAACAGTCCAAGTTGGATGCGCAAAATTATGGATATGGTAAAATGAGAATAACCGACATTCTAATAGAATCTAAAAAAACTCTTAAGAACAGTAACCCTTGCTGGAAAGGATATCATCCAGTAGGTACAAAGAAGAAGGGCGGCAAGACTGTGCCTAACTGTGTGCCAGAGGCTGCTAATCCTGCTCAACAGGCTGCAATCGCAGTTAATATGAAAAAGCAAGGTAAGAAACCTAAGAATGAAGCATTTGATGATGCAGAATATAATGATGAATCCGGAATGGCTCAAAACAGCCTACACACTATTCATAGAGCCGCAGTAGGTTTATCTAAGTTAATCAAAGACGGAGAGAACCTCCCAGAATGGGTACAGGAAAAATTATCCATTGCTGAAGATTATATGCAGACAGTTTGGGATTATCTAGAGAGCGAGCACGAAATGAGCCACACTCCTGAAAGTCTAGAACTAGAACAAGACTTTGATCTTATTGAATCAATCATTGAAGACATTGCAGAAAGCAACGGTGTAGACCCAGAAGTAGTTTGGGAAGATCTAGAATCCTTAACAGATGACGAGCTATATGTATTTGCTGTTACTTCTCAACTAAACGAAGATTGGCAAAAGGTTAATAAGAAAGACAAAACAGACGGTATGAGCCGTAAGGCTGTAAAGGCCTATCGTAGAGAAAATCCAGGTAGTAAGTTAAAGACTGCGGTAACCACAAAGCCAAGCAAACTTAAAAAAGGTAGCAAGGCCAGCAAGCGCCGTAAGAGCTACTGTTCTCGTTCACGTGGACAAATGAAAATGCACAGCATCAGCTGTGCCAAGACACCAGACAAGGCAATCTGTAAGGCACGCCGTCGTTGGAACTGCTAATGAGAGCCAGTGAGTTTGTCATTGAAAATTTTGCCGATGGAAAGGTAAAGGGAAAGAGCCGCCCCGGTCGTGTCAAACGTTCTGGTGCTAGCTGTTCTGGATCAGTGACAGATCTACGCAAACGTGCAAAAAATGCAAGTGGTGAAAAGGCTAAAATGTATCATTGGTGTGCTAATATGAAGTCAGGAAAAAGTAAATGAGAGCTTTTGAGTTTTTGATAGAATCAAAACCTGGTAAACAGGCTATGAGCTACAAGCGTAGTAATAGATATCCTGACGGCAGTGATATTCCTGACAGCTTACCCGATAGGTATCAGCCAGCGTCAAATCCGGGAGTGCCTGCGCAACAAAAATGTAGCAATTGCGGCTACTATGATAGTAAAACTAAGAAGTGTGACAAGTTCAAAGGTGAGCCTGTGGTCAAACCTGCTTATTGGTGTGCCAAGTGGGAACCTTATAAAGAAACTGTAACAGAAGCCGAAGCACCTGTACCTAAGAAAGTAGGTCGTGAGTTTAATCACCTAGAAGATCTAGTGTTTACAGAACACGGTGGTGCCAAACGTGCTGTTGAAGTTTTAAAAAGTCTAGCATCTGATGCTAAAGATGTTTCTATCAAGTGGGACGGTAATCCAACTGTCTATTGGGGCAGAGACGAAGATGGTACCTTCCGTATGGTAGGTAAAAATAACTGGGGTCGTGAAGAAGGTAAGAGTTCTAACCCAGAAGAGCTCAAGCAGTTTATCCTAAGTCGCGGCAAAGGAGAAGACTGGCGTGAGAAATTTGCTGGTGATATGGCTAGCCTATGGCCTATCTTTGAAAAGGGAACTCCCAAAGATTTTAGAGGTTATATCTATGGTGATATCTTGTTCCATCCTGGAAAACCTTATGACAGTGGTAATGGTAAAATTAATTTTACCCCTAATCAAACTACATATTCAGTTAGAGCAACAAGTCCAGTTGGCGTAAGATTGGGTAAGGCTAAGGTAGCTATTGCTGCTCACAAACATTTAGATTATTTTGGTGACAAGACTGGAGATGATCTAACAGATGTTAAGGCTCTTAATGTCAGTCCAGAACTTGTAGTGTTTGGACAAACCTATGTAGCACATCAACCTGCGGTAAATGCAGACAATCTAGGTGTAATTGAAAAATTAGCCAACCAAGTTGGCCCTAAAATTGATCAACTATTAGCACCTGTTGCAGGCCTAAGCGATCTACAGACAATCATCTATACCTTTGTAAACAATCAGTCAAAGGCCAAAGCCTTAGATAAAATAGACACAAACAGTTTCTTTCAGTGGCTACAGGGCAGCAAAGTCAGTGCTCCAAAACAGGCTAAGATTGCTGAATTAAACAAGGCCAACGCAGGTGTAATGGATAATATGTTTCATTTAGTGCGCGAATTAATGAAAGCCAAAGACGAAATTATTCGTGAACTAGATGCTGCCGAAGGCGATATTACTGCACACACTGGCGGAAAACCAGGCGGTGAGGGTTATATGCACACAGGACACGGTGTTAAGCTAGTTCCACGTGATCGTTGGACCCCATTTAGAGCCGATTAAAGCCTATAAACCCTAGTTTTTTCCAATCTGACTAAATACTATGCCGGCCTCTGAGCGAGGTCATAATGATTTAAGGAGAAACTATCATGGCAGACATTACATCAGTATATCAAACATATAACAACTCTGGTTCAGGAGTTGCACAAGCAGACGACAACTACGGAAAATTTGCTATCAGCCAATCCGACGTTGGTCGTGAAGTTGTTCTTAGCATTACTAAGACAAACATCACTAATGCAGAATTGCAAACAATTATTAACTATCTAACAACCAGCCACGGTTCAGCAGGTTCAGGTGACTCTGCATTTACAGTTGCAGCAGTTGGTACAGCAGATGGTTCAGCTTTTGTAAGCGGTACAACTGACGTTGTATACCTACGTTTACAAGGTACAGGCGATTACACAGTTGATGCATCCGATGCACACGGTGTTACTGGCGCTGCTACTGCTATTGTTGCAGTTTTCAAACCAGCACTATAATTAGTTAATTCCTAGGGATGGGAAGGATGGGCCGGATTTATTCCGGCCTTTTTCTTTGGCTATAAATAGTAGCACATTATGGCACGATATAAGATAGTAACCCTAGTAGACATAACTCGTACCAATTCGACAAGATCGGAATCTGATCCTATTAAAATTGGACAGCAGGCAAATTTTAATTCTCTGCTACAGGCAATAGGATTGAGATCAAATGTAGAATGGGTAAGAGATCCAAAAAAGTATACAGGCTCATTACCAGACGACATCAAAGGTAAGGCAACCTATTGGATATGGGAAGTTGACTGTGAAAGAGAAGATGTTTTCTTAAAAGATAATGATCCCTGCGGACTTTTAAAAGACGATGTTCACGGTGTTCCTATTGTTGACCAATTAGAAAATTCTGTTGACATAACTCCCGCAGCGTTCCAAACACGCAACGGAAATCAAAATACCTGGATTACCATAATCTAGTATTATTCATATTACAATTACCCTAGTAAATATTATACTGAGGCAATTATAATATGGAAAACTTTAGAAAAAAAACAATTAAACAAATTAGGCTCTGGGCGTGGGCAGCGGCTGTCCTTCCCGTTACGGCTCTTGCAGGCATTTTCTTTGTATGGCGTTTCTTTGATGGCACATTTTTAGGCTATGTGATGATCACCGGCGAAACTTTGATGTTTGCGGTTGCTGTAGTTTGGTGGTGGTGGGCAATGTATGTATTTCGAAATCTAGTCAAACACTGGGATGAAACTAAATCAAAAGTAGACAATGTTCTTACTGATATTAAGGATATTAAGAGTCTAGTGATTGATGTAATTAAACCAGACGAAGATAAATAAAATATAAGAAATTTATAGGCTTTTTTCGCAGGCATAATATTTAGGCATCCAAGTATACCTTATTGGAGATATTTTATTATGGCTGATATGCCTACCACAAGTTTAGAAAAACAAAGCCTAGAAGCACACGTTGATTTGTGCGCACTTCGTTATCAACAGTTAGATCAACGTCTAACTAATTTGGAAGACAAAGTTTCAAACATTCATACTGATATTGTTCAGGGCCAGAAGTCAATGACCAAAGTCATTATTGGTACCGCTGGTACAGTAATTGCAGGTGTTCTAAGTATTATCATTACCATGCTTATGCGTGGTGGATAATTTTTAGCACATTATATACGCAGTTAAATAAAGGACCATAGGTCCTTTTTTTATGACTCAACTTTCTCGACGCCTAGAGCAGATAGTTAAGAAAGAACTATCCAAAAATATCATTCCTGTTCGCACAGAGCGTGGTATTCTTGTAGGCGAAATTTTGATAGTCAGTGATGGACCAATTAAATCTCTTTACAAGAACAACGAATTATTATATAATGAAATACATTTAAATTCTATTGCTATTAAAATTGCTAACCTATTAGCACTTCGTCAGAGTAATATACTTGCCGATGCATTATATAGAGCGGATCAAGAATATGGACGTTGGTTCACTGATAGCCAAATACTCAGGGCTCAATATCAAAGAGCAGTAAGTAATAAGGACTTTGATAGGGCTGATATGCTATGGGCAAGATATGTTGAAAGCAGAGATCGTACAATGGTCTGCAAAACCCAAGCAGAGAGTTTAATAAGAAATGAATAAATATAGTATCAATCTGGACCCTTAATTTATGAAAACTACAGACCTTTTTAAATCAAATAGATCATCTAAAAAGATCAATGAATCGATGGAAAAATTATTCGGTACAAAGCTAGATTTTGCTAGTTTTGATGTACCAAAGTTGGAAGATGCTCGTAATAAGCTACGTACACAATTAAGTCAAGTTCGTTCAGGCAGCGGATTTAATGAAAATATTGAAAATGAAGCAGTAGCACAAGCTCAGTGGATGTTAGACGCTATCAATGCTGAAATTGCAGAACGTGCAGAGTTTATTGTTGATCCAAGCGTTGCTGAAGTTAGCACAGATGAAGGATTTGGGTCTTTAGAAGATGAAGTTATGCAACTTCTAAAAAGGTTTGACGAAAATGCCAACGAAATTGGCGCTTACGGAGATCCAGACGCTAAAAAAATTGTCGAACTATTAAGACAAGGTGACTTTGAAGGCGCAGCAGAAGAAGTATGGTACGCATACAGTGACCAAGACGGTGGCGAAGTTCCACGAATTGAACCGTATGTTGAAGACCTACAAGCAGAATTTGAAGCACTTGCTCAAGGCGGTGACGAAGACGAGGGTGGAGATACAGACGATGCTTATGCTCTAGCATCAGCAGGACACGGTTCAGATGAAGACTACGGTAGTTTTGGCTACGACGAAGAGTATCAAGCAGAAGATGCTGACGAGGAAACTAAAGCAGCTCACAATGCTGGATATAAAGATGCTTCTCAAGGAAAGAAAAAGAATCCATACAATCCCGGATCACCGTCGGCAAAACACTACGATGACGGACAGGATTCATATAAAAGACACTTTGGTGAAGGTACTGTATCAGAAAAAGCACCTCCAGGAGCCAAAGCAGAACGTATGGTAAAACATATTAAAAAAGGTTATGCCAAAGATGGCAAACTAACCGATAAAGAAAAAAGCATTGCGTATGCTACCGCTTGGAAGCAACACAACAAAGAAAAGAACGAGTCAACAGAATCAGGAGAAGATATGACTAAACTAAACGAAGGCGAAGTACAACAGGCCAGTGCTATCGTTACAGCAAAAACTATGGTCGACAGAGTTAGCCGTTGGATCGAAGAACTATCTGGCATGGAGAACGACACACTTCTACAGCTAGGCGATTCTATCCGCGATGAAATGGGACAAGAACAGGCTAAGGCATTTATTAGCCAGTGTGCTCCGGCTATTCAGCAGGCATTGGAAAACTTAAAATCCACACGCGATACATTAAGTACCAGTGTTCGTTCATTGGCCAGTGGAGAGCAGCCAACAGATATGCTAGGCGGTGAGCCAGGTGCAGATATGGGAGCTGGAGACGAAATGGGTCCTGCTGAGCCAGATATGATGAATACAGGCGGAGACGAAAGTGGACTAGATGCTCTAGCAGGTGGCGACGAGTTTGGCGCAAGCGATGCAGCAGCTGGCGGATTAGAAGCAGCTGGACGTGAACAGCGTGAAAGCATTGATCGTAGCAACAGTCTATTAAGAGTATTAGCAGGTTAATGAAACTTTTTAACATCATTAGTGAACGTGAAATGTCCAGGTTAGCTGAACTCGATGCTCCTATGCTTGGACAACAGCCTGCTGGACAGCCTGGCGCACAGCCAATGACTCCTGCACAGGATCCTCAGGCACAGGCTAAACTTCAAGCACAACAAGTAAAACAACTAGCTGATCAAAGAAAACAAATTCAAGATGCTATCAAACAAAAGCAACAAGAATTAGTAGATCTACAAAAACAGTTATCTAGTTTAAATTCTCCATCGGGTGGTGTATAATGAGATTTTTTGAATTTGCCGGTGATGATGTAGGCGTAGACAAGTTTGTTATGATTTTAAAGAACTTTATAGGTCGTGCTTCATCAAAAGGACAACCTGCTAAATTAAACTGGGCAGCACTTCAAAAAATAGCATCTGATGCAGGATTTGAAATGGGTTCTGATTACGAAACATTTAAATCAATGTATGATAGTACTCCTGCTATCCAAGCATTAGTAAGAGATTTTAATGCCGATGGCGTTAATCTAAATGTTCCTGGCACAGACCAAGATACCGAAACACCTGTAAAAGGTGGAGAAACAAGCCAAGATGCTGTAGATAAAATGGCTGCATCTGCCGCTCCAAAACAATTAGCCGCTCAGGCTTGACAATCCTAAAATAAAAGTATAATATATAAAGTATATGAATACTTTTACACCACCTCCCTTTGTGGAGAAGTTCCAATACAAGAACTGTCAACAAATTAACGATCCGGTTACACGCAAACGTGTATATCTAACACCCGATGGCGAAAGTCTTCCTAGTGTTACAACCATCCTTAGTGCTACCAAAGATATGACGCACTTAAATGAATGGAAGAAACGTGTAGGTGAAGAAAATGCTAAACGCATTACTACAGAAGCTGCAGGAGTTGGTACTGCTATGCATAGTAATTTAGAACGTTTCATTGCAGGCCTAGAGCGTATGCCAGGCAAAAATCCTGTACACGTACAGGCTAATTCAATGGCTGACCAAATTATTATTAACGGTCTCAGCGATGTTAATGAAGTCTGGGCAATGGAACAAAGTTTGTATTTCCCAGGGTTGTATTCAGGAACAACAGATTTAGTAGCAGTTTATAAAGACAATCCAAGTGTATGTGATTATAAACAAACTAACAAGCCTAAAAAATCAGAGTGGGTTGAAGATTACTTCCTGCAGTTAGTTGCTTATATATTAGCACATAATGAAGTATATGGCACCGATATGCGCGAAGGGCATATTTTTATGTGTTCTAGAAACTGTGAATATCAGCAGTTTGATCTATGGCCCAAGGACTTTAACAAGTACCAGGATATGTGGCTCAACAAGGTAGAGGAGTACTATACGAGCTTAAGATAAATATTCAATAACGGGAATTTTATCATTATGGCTGTCGTACAGATCTCTAAAATACAAGTCCGCAGAGGACAAAAAAATTCAAACAGCGGCATTCCGCAACTAAGTTCTGCGGAGTTTGCCTGGGCTGTTGACTCGCAAGAGTTATTCATTGGTAACGGTAGTGTTGCAGAAGGTGCTCCTTACGTAGGCAACACTAAGATCCTTACAGAACACGATAACATATTAGAGCTAGCATCGAGCTATCATTTTGCATCTAATAATGCTGCAATAACATTAAGCGTTCCGAGAAGTTTACAATCTAAACTAGACGAATACGTTTCTGTAACAGATTTTGGTGCAGTAGGTGACGGAGTAACCGATTGTGTTGAAGCATTTGAAACTGCATTTCAGCAGCTATTCCAAAATGTAGATCCAACCCTTAAGAAATATCTTTTAATACCAAATGGAGAATATTATTTCGCAAGTGATCTAACAATTCCAAGCGAAGCAATTCTTAAAGGTGAAACACAATTAGGCACAGTTCTAAATATCGACGCTCACAACATTCGATTTGTTACCTCAACTGGACTGGAACTTGTAGATTTTAATAGTACTAATAGACCTAAGAATATTAATATTTCTCAACTTACAATTAAACGAACAACAGGGCAATTTACATTATCGGGCATTGCCGATTCAGTCTTTCAAAATATCACATTCCTAGGAGAGTACGTATTAGGCGATTCTCTAGAATCATTAATTGCAGAACCGTCTGCGTTATTCTGGGAAAATGATCTTATTGGTGTTAGAACAACTAATGTAAAATTTATAGATTGTTCTTTTAACAGCAATAGCATTAGTATAAAATGTATTCAAACAGATGTGTTTGATACAGAAATTGATTTTGATAACTGTAATTTCTTTGTTAATGATACAGCCATATACGTTGACGGTATATCGACACAAGGCACCAAGTGGAAAATATATGACAGCAACTTTGAAGAAATTTACAATAACGCATTTAGATCTACATACGGTCATGGTACTATTATAAATCGTTGTTTTTTTAAAAATGTCGGTAACGGAATTAACAATTCTTCCGATCCAATTGGACCAATGGTCTACTTTGGTGAATCGGCAAACAACATTGTTATAGATTCAACTAGTGACCGACAACAAGACGCAGGAATTGTGTCTGTTGGAACTTCGGCAGCATATACTGAAGTTTACAATGGTTCTTTAACTACATTTGTTGATAGAAATTATTCTCAAATATATCTTTCAGATAGTTTTAGACCGTTGGCAGTATTTTCTGCATTGAATAAATTTACATCAATCAACTATTCGTTGAAGTTAGGCGAACATACACGTTATGGAAATATTACGTTTGTAATTGGTGACGACCTATCTCCAGGAACTAACGGTTCAGATATTTCTATTACAGATAATTTTACCTACTCTCCGAATTTTGTTCTATCCGAAGGAGGAAATCTTATGACTAATTTTGAATTCAACGTTACTAAAACTAGTAACACTACCGGTGATGACTCTACAGCAGCAGTTGTAGATACTATCGTATTATCATATAAGAACCCTCTAGCCTCAGGCAAAACAGGTTCCATCTCTTTTGATGTAACCTATGGTGTTTGATCAATATGGAACGGAAAGACTTGCAGCCTGGAAAGAATTTAGAGACAACCTAGAGACTAGCGATAACCCATTAGAGGATGTTGCTAGACTTTGGGGCCAAGCTCCATTTGTCAGTCCGTATTTAGACCCTCAAAATCCAACAGAATGGCCCGATCCGTGGCATTTAATTCTGGATCTACGACTTGACGATCTTGCTATTGTTCTTGGAATGCTGTACACTATTAAATTAACAAGTCGCTTTATTGATACCGAATGTGAGATACATAAATCCATAATCCCAGATAAAGATGACGCTTCATATATTTTGGTAGTAGACAAAAAATATGTACTTAATTTGGAATATAAAAGTGTAGTTGGTGTAGACGAATTAAAGAACATCGAGACCAAGTTGCTTTGGTCAAAATCTAGATTGTAATAAATATCAATCTACAACATTATAAGAACAGAGATAAACACAATGAGCATCACAGTTATTAAACGCAGCGGAAACAAAGAACCATTAGCAGTTGAAAAATGGCAAGCCCAAGTAGCTAAAGTTTGTAAAGGCATTGCAGACGTTAGCCAGTCAATGATAGAAATTAAAGCCCAACCACATTTCTATGACGGTATTACTACAGAAGAGATTGATGGAATTACAC